GGGGTTCGTTCGGCGCTTGTGTCGATGCCACGCGGTCAGGGCAAGACGAGCCTGTCTGCAGCGCTGGCACTTTATGCCTTGTTTGATGATTCGGTCGATGATCCTGAAGTTCTAGCGGTGGCATCGGATGAGCGCACTGCTGAAGTGTTGCTCGATGCGTGCAAGCGGATGATTGAACTCAATCCTCTATTGGCTGAACGCGCAATCCTGTACATGGACAAGATCGTCTGTCCTGCCACCAATGGGGTCTTGCGGGCTTTGCCTTCGAGAGAGTCTGCGCTGCATGGACGTTCGCCTTCGTATCTGTCGCTGGATGAACTGCACTTGTGCACGCCTGAGACTTGGGAGGCTTGCGTCACTGCATCGGGTAAACGTGAGAAGTCACTTGTCCTTGCAATCTCCACGCCTGCTACTACACGCGATTCCATCATGTTTCAACTGGTGGAACATGGACGCACTGATTCCGATCCATCTTTCAAGTTCATCGAATATGCAGCCCCGAATGATTGCGCCATCGATGATGAGGCTGCATGGCGCATCGGTAATCCCGCGATCGATGCGGGTTTCCTATCCATTGATGGGCTGCGCTCCACTTTGAAGGTCACTCGTCCAGCAAGGTTCAGGCAGCTGCGACTCGGACAATGGACAGACGGTGATGATTCGTGGATCAGTTTCGACCGTTGGATGGCACTTGCTGATCCTGATCGCGTTGTCGGTATTGATGAACCGATCGTTCTCGGCTGGGACGGAAGCGTCAGGAACGATGCATCTTGTCTTGTGGGCTGCACGATTCCGCAAAGCGTTGATGATGTGCCTCACTTGTTCGTTGTGGGCATTTGGGCACGCAATCGCCTTGACCCGAACTGGCAAGTCCCTCGCGATGAAGTTGATCGCACTGTTCGCGAAACTATGGCGAATTACAACGTCGAAGCCCTATGCGCAGATCCTTACTTCTGGCAGGCGGAGATACAACGTTGGAATAACGAGTTCGGCAACGTCATTGAGTGGAACACTGCCAGTCCTCAACGTATGGCGCGTGGAGCGGATGCGCTTTATGCAGCCTACGAGTCACAGAAACTTTCCCACGATGGGAATGCAACGCTCGCTCTACATGCAGCGAACGTGGTCACTAGGGACACTCCTCACGGCGCAATTCCAGTGAAGAGATCCAAGAACAGTCAAGCGAAGATTGATGCCCTTATCGCGGCTCTAATCGCCCATTCGCACGCTGCTCACCTTTCAAATCAACCCAAAGAATCACCGGCTCTAGGAGGGCTGTATTTCGTATGAAAAGCACAGAGGAATATCGCGAATACTTGTCGCGCAAACTTATCGCGCAACGTGCAGAAGCAACGCGCGCAAACAACTACTACATGGGCAAGCAGTCCCTTCAATTCATTGACCCTGACATCGTTAACGCGATGGAGGGACGCATTAAGACTTTGAACGTCAACTTCGCTCGCCTTGTTGTTGATGTATTGGAGTCAAGGCTTCAAGTCACAGGGTTCTCAACAAGCCCTGGACTACCTGCAGATCAGGAACTGTGGCAACTCTGGCAGGCATCCAACATGGATGAGCAATCCCAGCAGGCTCACATTGATGCGCTGATCTATGGGCGTGCATTCTTCTTGGGATGGGTTGATGAACTAGGGGATCCTGTGCTCACCGCTGAGTCGCCTTTGCAGTGTTCAATCCATCGCGACCCACGATCAGGCAAGACCCTTGCAGCGCTGAAGCGTTGGATTGATGATGATGGCTACGGTCACGCTTTGACCTTCACACAGTCGGAGATCGTGGAGTTCATTACTCGAAGCCGAATCGATGTTGACCCATTGATGGGAACTGCACCACTTTCAGTATCGGACTCCTATCAGGTGATGCAGCGTCAAGATAACCCTCTCGGCACTGTTCCAATGGTTGCACTTGTTAACCGTCCTCGATTGCAGTTCCCTGATGGTGAGAGTGAACTCACTGACGTTATTCCACTGCTGGATGCGATCGCGAAACTTTCCAGCGATCTGATGGTGGCAGCGGAGTATTCAGCAAGCCCAAGACGCTACGTCACAGGACTGTTCCCAAGTGACCATGCGACATCGCAACAGGCTGATGAACTCGCCGAAAGGATCCGCACCAAGTGGGAGAAGGCTCACGCATCGAAGTTCCTGATCGCACCCAGTGAGAGGACTTCGTTCGGGCAGTTCGATACCGCAAGTCTGTCCAACTATGAAGGTGCGATCACGATGCTGACCAGTCAGATCGCTGCCATCGCTGCACTGCCACCCAGTTATCTCTCACTTCTCAATAGCAACCCAACATCGGCAGACGCGATCAGAAGCAGTGAGGCTCGATTGACTGCCAAGGCTGAAAGGCGTCAGCAGACATGGAGCGGAGCCTACGAAGAACTGATGCGTCTGGCAGTGACTATCAGGGACGGTCAACCTAATCCTGAACTGATGGACATGCAGACGTTGTGGGAATCGGCAGCGCCTTCCACGATCGCCCAAACTGCTGATGCTGAATCCAAACTCTATGCAGCAGGAATCATCGATCGGCGCGCTGCATTGACGGCACTGGACTACACGCCACAAGAGATCGATCGAATCATTCAAACAACAACACAAGGAGCACTCGCATGAACGAAGATCCAACCCCATTAGATGTCACAGTCCCTGAATCTGAGGAGACTGCAACATTCAGCGCTGATTACGTTAAGGAACTCAGAGATGAGGCTGCATCCCATCGAATCAAAGCGAAGCGCGTTGATGATGCCAACCTCAAACTTGCCCGCGCCCTAGTTGAGATTGATGGGCGACTGGTTAATCCAGAGGAGTTCACTGTCACAGATGAATTACTTGATGACAATGGAATCGTTGACTCAATCAAAGTGCAGGCAGCAATCGCCGAACTGGTAACTAGCAAGCCCTATCTGAGCAAAAGCAAAGCGATCACGCCGATCACGCAAGGAATGCAAACAGAGATGGAGTCAACTCCTAGCCTGTTTGCATTAGTGCGGGAACGCATCTAGCAGTTTGCGCCTCTAGCCATTTTCTGCAACAATGGGAAGTGGCTAGAGGCCGTTCTCGCGATTGATTCTTGAAGGATCTCGCATCACAATTTTGACGAAAGATTATTTCAATGACTAACACAACGTCCTCGGCATCCACGTTGACTCGCGATCAAGTTGAGTCAATTCTGATCATGCCCTTGCAACAAGCATCGACCTATCTCAGTGTCGGTTTCCCTGTCTTCACTTCCAATGGTGAAGCAATCAAAGTCCCATCACTATCTTCAATGGGAACTCCAACCTATGTGCCACAAGGCTCAGCGATCCCAGAAGTCAACGCAAGCACTGACGAGATCGAGCTTCTCCCAAGCACTGTGCATTCAATCAAGACGATCACAAGGGTCTCGCGGGAATTGATGCGCCAGAGCGTAATCAACGTGGAGCAAAGTTTCACGATGAAGATGACTAGCGACATCGCTCGTATCCTTGATGCTGCACTCTGGAATGGTGACGGTGCTGATGGTGCGCCTACAGGCATGGCTCAGTTCAGTGGCGTGACTTCTGCTGGAACTGCTATCGGCACACTCGCAGTCGATGATCTCTATGACATGCAAGAAGCAGCCCTTGATGCGTTCGTCCCACTAGGCTCAACCACTTGGGCTATGTCTCCAGCGAACCTGACTCGCGTTCGAAAACTGGAAGACTCAACAGGACAGAAGTTCTTGACCCCTTCACTCTCGCAAGGTGCTCCAGCAACATTGTTGGGAAGCCCATACGTTGTGACCAGTCACCTTCCTGACACAACAATTCTTCTCTTCGATCGTCAACAGGTCGCAGTTGGAATGGATGATCGTGCATCAATCGCGATCCTTGATCAGACCTATGCGAACTATGACGAGGTGGGGATCCGTGTGACGGCTCGCTATGACACTGCAGCGTTGAATCCGACTGCAGTTGTGAAAGCGTCTGGCATCACTGGATAACAACACAATCTTGTCGGTACGGCTCATGCCGACAGGCAGGCATCGCAAGTGCCTGGACTCCTTTCTGTATGGGGTTTGTTTATTGGATGGGATGCCCTCTAGCGAAAATCTAGGGGGCATCTTCCTATTCCGAATGTCAGTCCCTTCATATATGGTGAAAATAGACATCAACAATGAAACGGGGAGATATGAGTTTCTTAAAGAAGACGGGTCAATTCCTGAAGAAGGCAAACGAACTCACGGACACCAGTAAATGGGGAAAGCCCAAAGCTCCGTTGGTGAC